TTTTCCCGGCGGATGGGGATCGATCAGATCAAATCTCGTACACGGAACCTTGGTCTTTAAGTTTTAGCTGTCGCGTTATTGAGGGTCTTATTGGGTCATGTTATACTTGCGGTTTTTCCAGACCCGACTATCAGCGCGATTACATATGGAGCCCAGAAGACAAAGTTGCCCTGATCGAAAGCATTTTTGATAATATTGATATCGGGAAATTCGTAATCAACAACCTAAACTCATATGAGCCCGGTAGGGCGAACTACGAGATTATTGATGGACAACAGCGATTACGCGCACTCCTGGACTTTAATGAATCTAAGTTCCAATTTCGCGGCAAATACTTCTATGAGTTGTGCTGGTGGGATCGCCATCATTTCAAGGATTATAGAATCAGTGTGGCGGAAACAACGAAGCTTCCCTATAAAGATCAACTCAAACTATTTATTAAATTGAATACGAGCGGTAAGGTAATGGATATCGCCCACATTGAAAAGGTTAAACAAATGCTCAATTCAACATGACAACCGAAATCTCTGATTGAGGTTATTATATAGCGGTGTCACTTCAAATTTTTATTATTAAGGGGAAACCCTGATGTCAAAACGAGCCTCAGCGAACAAAGTTCTCAATAGGGATGTGTTCAGGTCTACGACCGTAGAGGAAAAGCAGGAAAAGCCGATAGAAATCAAGCCCGTTACTGCCAAATCTGATAATCAAAAATTACTACTTAGAACTATTAAGAATAAGATTATCACTTTTGTATTTGGGAGCGCAGGTTCAGGAAAATCGTTTATCAGTACGGCAATGGGTATTGATGGTGTAGCCAGGGGCGATTTTAATAAATTAGTTGTAACTCGCCCGGTAGTCACAGCCTGTAATGAGCAGCTAGGATTTCTTCCAGGGGGAGAGGGCGATAAATTATACCCGTTTATCCGACCTATCTATTGGATCATCGACGAACTTTTAGAGCCCGACCAAGCTAAGAAATTCAAGGCTGAAAAGATAGAAGTGATTCCCTTGGGGTTCTGTCGCGGGCTTACCTTTAACGACAAATACATTCTGGCTGACGAAATGCAGAACGCTCCTATTGAACTAATCCATATGCTGCTTACTCGAATTGGTAAAAATAGTAAGCTCGTTCTTAACGGTGATATGTCTCAGTGTGATCTTCCTTTGGATATGAGGGGGGGTCTTTCGAAAATGGCATCGGTTCTCAGGTCCGATTCAGAAGTCGGAGTAGTGGAGTTTCAACGTAGCGATATCGTTAGGAATCCAATCATTACAAGAATTCTTGATTTGCTTGAGGCTTCCGAGAAACCCCGATCCTTGGAACAGTTTTATGCCGAAGACTACTAAAATTTTTGGACTTGATAAAAATGATCCAGTCTGATATAATCGATGAAGAATGGAAGTCCGTAACGACAACCCTTGACTACTTTGTAAAAATACAGGGCGTGCACCGCCAATATCCATGTTGATACCTTAAGTTGGATGAATGTCCCATTAGAGATTGGGAAAAACCTTTGCTTAGATTTTCGATCGGGAAAGCTAGTTAATGGAATCTTCACCGACTAAGACCGTCGCCGTATATGGATATGGTTCTGGTACTTTTATACCTGTTGATAAATTACTAATAGAAATTAAAAATAACGACTTCAAATTACGATCGGGCGAACCTGTGAGCCTGATCTGGGTTGGGGGAGAGTGGAGAATTTTAGATGCTTAAAACAAATATTATTGCTTCTATTATCATTGGGGCGCTAAGGGTTGCTGGACTCAAGTCTGAGTTTTTCCAGGCAGTCGCCCATTTCTATGTGAGTGGTTTATTTGTGTCGTATTATTGGGCGCACAAGTCTTGGATGTTATATCTAGGGATTGCGCTAACTGTTCTGGAAACGATTTGCTTTTTGGTGAGTAAGCTATGAGCTTCGCAATGGAGAATAAGACTAGCCGGCGCAATTGGTTTGGTAAGCTTTTTGGGGGCGCGGCGGTTGCTGCATGCCTACCCCTTAATAATGAATTGCTGCGCTCGTCTTGGTATGGAATGTCATCAAGGATAAGGACCATCTCTAAAGGTACGGCACTTCTTGGGGTGTCGGATAAGGTTCCAACTCTGTTGACTAATGAATACCTTCTTCCTAAACATAAAGTTGAATCTTGTCTTCCGAATCTAAATTATATGAACTCACTTGAAAATGGCGACGAAAGTTGCTATACTTATAGTTACGATACAAATATGTTTTTAGAGGGTTGACCAATTCCAAACTACCAATTTGATTGCCCAGACTGTGGGGTTATTTACTCCGAATATAAGAGTTTTCAACAATTCGATGAAGACAAGGGTTCTGAGTGTTTTTGTGGCTTCTATATCGAGGCGCCATCACTAGGGATTCCTCATGTCCATGTTGTCGAAATAAAGACTTTGGGTCAACTAGCCGAAGCTAATACTAAATCAATGGGACGGTACGGCGTTCAAGCGGCTGAACAAGCCCGTAAAGCGTCTGATGAACAAGGAAGAGAGATGGCTCGCGCGCAACTTGAAGCAAAAACTGGACGTAAAATTTTCCGACCACAAGAAACATCGGAAAGACCGTTCTATAGGCTAGATAGTCCCGTGCCCGATTACGCATTAAACAAGCTCTCAAATTCTGAACGAAAGCGTTATGTCGAAGAAGGCGTTCGCCCAATCGGTTTAAGCGATCGAAAAGTAGCGCCAAAAGATTAATTATTGTTAAGGGGTTAATATGACATTACCGACTCGTGAAATCTATTGTAGCGATTGTGATACTCATCTCTTAAGTGTCCACTGGATTAAAGAGAATGCGAGCCCCAAGTATACTCTAACCGTTGAATGTCCGTGTGGTGATAAATCTTTTGATGTAGAGGTTTGCGGTTCCTTCGGATTTAGCGATACATTAGAGATAGCCATAACTGATGAAGTATATAATGATGACGACACAATTCTAGTTAAAACCAAAAGGAGAGGCTTATGAGTCTCGACAAAACCACTCCCAATGACGGCAAGGTTCGTTGGAACCAGAAGCCCGACCAACTTCGAATTGGAAATCAAAATTTTATAGGATGCGAGGAAGAGATTCCCGCGCCCGCCATTCCTACCAAACAGCCAAAGTCTGACAAGCCGATTCCCAAGAATGCTGAGAAAATCGTATTTACTAAAAAGGATAATAACGATGGCTAAAGGTATCACCAAGGTAGAAATTTCTTACATCGCCAATAATTCGGGGGTTTTAACGCCCGAAGAGATTGCTGAGGATTTAGGGAGAAGTCTTGCTTTCGTTAAGAAGCATATGGAAACTATTAAGCCCATAGAGCGACCAGCTCCCGTTCAGGAGACAAAACCGAGCCGGGGCGTTCTAGATATGATGACTAGTAAAGATCAAAAGGGGGTAGTGATCATGTCAAAAAGCGCCAGCGAACTAGGCGATGTCGCCAAGAAGGTTTCCGGCAAATCTAACCGTTTCCAGAATGATATCACGAAGGTTTACAAAGATTAAAGCTCAGTCGCCGCTAGGGCTTGAAGACCGCGTAGCGTTATTAGGGAATTGTAGTATATGGACTATATCGTTGGGTTTCTCATTGCTTGTTATGTATGTGTAACGTTTATGTATTTGTATGGAATCTATGTTGGGGGTTTAAATTTAAGGGAAAAATATGACGGAACAACTTTTCTGAAGGAGTTTTACTCATACAGAGAGTATTTAATCATTATATATTGTATCCTGGTAATTCTATCTCCGGTATTAGTTCCGGTCGTTTTGGTAGTAAGACCAATTAATATCGTGAGAGAATTTCTGGGGCTCAAAAAGTTTACACTGGGACTGGAAACTCTAAATAATCGATTAGATGATATTAGGGAGTAATACTATGGCGTTGTTTGTTGCGTCTTGTGTGCTGGTGGCTATTCCGGTTGGCATCGCATGGTTCTGGAATACTTACGTTGAAGTATCTTAAATATAGTTTGCGTATAGTTATTATGGTTGTTTGGATATTGTGTTTGGGATTGTTTTTATATCAAGACATGAAAGAGTTTGCAGAAAGAGCCAGGCTATGTAACATGCCGTGGGTGGAATTTTGTTGTACGGAAGCGGCGAGATTTATTATATTGAAATCGATATCTTTAGTTTTTATTGGGGCGATTGGATTTTTGTTTACAAGGATTATCGATGGCAAAAGAACGTAGTTCGAAATCCCGTTTCCTGAGTCGATACACTGGTAGCGACGAAGTTTATATATCGGATTCCCAATACCTCGTAGAAACCATATGCGAGCGCATCGCGAGCAAGGATGGATTGACGCTACCCAACTATTTCTGGAAACAGCCCAAATGGATTAAGGTATGGGGCGCACAAGTCAAACGCGCCTCTAAACTCCTTAAGGAATATGATGTAACAATAATCCTGGAAGCCCTAAAGCACTGGCGGCTCAAGAAAGTCTACAGTTTAGGTTTAGCGTCAGCTATTATGCCAGTATGCGAAGAGATTAAGAAAAATCGGGCGGCGCAAGCCGTCCTTAAGGAAGTTCCCACTATGCCAACCGACATCGATACTAATCAGGGTCCGCGCAAGCAACTTGGTAAACGGACCAAAATATCTAAATTGAGAGATCTTGATGGCGCGTAAGAAATCAAACGACAGCACAACAGCACAATTAGATACCGATTCCCTCCACAAAGAAATTACCAAAGAATTCGGCGATGACATTATCATTAGTGCCGAAAATTTTCTAGAGCGGGATAAACAGGTAATTCCGTGGTCGCCCAATATGGATGGAATGATCGGGGGCGGAATTGAAGAGGGTTCATGGATTACGATTAGCGGTCCTACGAAGAAGGGCAAAACGAGCCACATTCTTCACTTCGCCGCAAACGCCCAACAGCCCGAAAACGGTGATCGCAACGTCTATTATCATAACGTAGAACACAGACTGAGGCGCCGCGATATTCTGGGAATCCCCCATATGCGGCTCGATAAGTTTGAGATTGTAGAAAGTACCGAAGAAAAGATATTGACGACTCAGGATCACCTCAAGATCATTCAAAAAGAAGTCTACAGCGATCCGGGCTGCGTGGTGGTTATCGATAGTCTTTCGGCTCTTTGCGACGAGAAGGAATTTGCGGAGGGGATCGGTAAGGAATTCCGCGCGTCCGGTCACAAGGCGATTTCCCAATTCGTGAATCATATGACGAGCGTTGTTCCGGTGAAGCGCGCTATTGTGTTTAGCGTCGTCCACTTGATGGCTAACGTCACGGGATATGGGAAAGCCTTCGTAGAGAAGATGAATAATCGCCTCGGATATCAGACCGACTATAAAATCGTATTAAAGAGTTCTGAATTTTTCGAGGAAGATGGTCAGATCGTAGGAATCAAACCTAACTGGATATGCGAAGCCACCCCGCTAGGATTTCCCCATAAGGAAACGCAAACATTCTTTAGATTCGGGATTGGCATCGATGGTATTGGTGAGTTGGTGGATGTTGGTATGAAGTTGCCGGGAATCGTAAACAAAGCGGGCTCTTGGTATAAGTTAGAATATTTGGGCGAGCCATTAGTTCAATTCCAGGGGATAGACGGCGTTTACGAATATCTTCGTGAAAACCCCGAACAATTTACGAAACTTGGCGCCGCCATTAAGGAAATGATTGGGTGATTTGTGGAATTCCTTGATCTAGACGGCAAAGAGTTTTCCATTAACCTTGGGAAATTTTACGTTCAGAAACCCAACTCTAGTAAACTCCATAAGGACGCGCGCGGCATAATTACCGATTTCTTCAAGCCGCGCAAAGTCCTAGAGGAAATATCGCTCAAAATTCCGGATCAATTATTCCTTGATTTCTTTGTGCCGGAAACCCGAGTGGCGGTAGAGGTTCAGGGCGCGCAACACTTCAAGCCCACGGCGTTTTTTCATAAGGATAAACTTGCTTTCTATAAGGCTCAGTATCGCGACAAGCGAAAAGCTGAATGGCTACTCCTTAATAATATTATTTTAGTAGAATTTAATTATAACGAGGACCCCGATGAATGGCGATCAAAACTCCGAGCCGCTTTCGGCTGAGGACAAGCTAGCGCGCGCGGATAAGCTACTAGACGAATACGAGGGCTCGGTGGGACTCGCCCCGTTAAAGGTATGTAAAAACGAACATATTATCAATGAGTACCTTTCGTATGGTAGAGAGGATCTCCAGAAACTTTCGTCCGATAGGTGCGCCGAGATGGCTTACGAAATTGCGGCTTATTCGGTCCACTTACAGCGCGCCATCAATAGACAGATTTCCAGGATAGGGTTTTGCGAGGCGGAAATTAAACGAGAGCTTGCGATTACGATGCGAGATTTTGCCTCAATATACAATTATGAGGAGAGAAAGTTTACGGCTATCGCCGACAACTCCTACGCCACGAAATTGCAGATTATTAAGGAGTTAGCACAATCACGGGTCGATCGCCTCAATAATTTGGGGTACTGTTTGAAAACTTTGTGCGAAACGCTTAAGAGCTTGTCCTACTCCAAGAGATCGGACTGATATTGACACCGCGCGAATTTTCTGGTAAAATGAAAACTCAACATTCAACCTTATTGTAAGCGAGAACAGTGATGCCAAGAGACTACGAAGATTGCATTCAGCGAATTGATAGAACGCCCCCAAGTCGACGTAACGCGCCGATAAAAACAGGCGACAGATCAGACGTCGAATCGGAGGGGCGCGCGTGCTCAACTTCCCCTTGGACGCCCCCAAAAACCAAGGCGTTGACACTCAAGGATTCTCAACTAGATAAAAATGAAATGAGTAAGACAGAAATCAAGCTCATACAGGAAGAAGCCAAAAACAAAAAGCGGCGCAAGCCAATTCAAAAGGAACGTCGCGAACCTCAGCAAAGGGAAGAATATTCTTGTTCGAACCCCCAATGCGAAGCAACGATGCTTTTCTATCCGTCCCAGGTAACGGACCCGGAAACTCTGAAGTGCAAGAAATGTAGACGGCTCATTCCGCGCTAACGCTTGGTTGCCGTCTTTTTATAGGAATATTATTACTTTTAGGTGAGGTGCGAACCTTGGAAATTAAGATAAGGATTCCCGATAGCCCAAGAATTATTTTGGCGTTTTCTTATTTGATGCTATTGGCAATTTGTGTTTTTGGGTTTATCGGTTGCCTTTTTGGGTTTGTTGGAATGGTAATTATTTTATCTTTTATTGCTATTTCGTGCGGATTCGCATGGTCAGTTTGCATTATTACAGATTATATTTTAAATGGGCAGTAAACTAGGATTGCCGAATGTTGGATTTAAGTGCAGAGAGAGCCGTGCTAGCTGGCGTTGCCCAGTATGGGCTAGACGCCTTCATTGATGTTAGCGACATTGTGGAAGTGGATACGTTCACAGACGATGTAAACAGGGATATTTGGAGACTATTTGAATTCATCTACCGGGATGGGGAGGATACCCAGCCCGATATTCCTACCTTGATGGCAGCGGCTAAGTCGCTAAAGGTCTATGAGGAGTTTCAGGGGAATCTACAGTATGTAAAGTCGCTATTCAATTTTTATGTTGAGAAAAACAATGTAAGGAAGCTAGCCGCGAAAATAGCGCGATGTAAGCTAATAAGGGATTTAGACGCCAAAGTTGATTGCTCCAAATATAATCTATCTCAATTAACTGGCGATGAATCAGTAGATGAAATTATTAGCAAAACAGAATCTCCGATCGTAGAATTCGTTGGAGGATTGAGTCAGGAAGAGGAAAGTTCTTTAATGGGGGTTGGTGCCGGCGATTATATGGAGCATTTGGGCGTTAATCCATCTCAGATGCTCGGTATAAGCACTGGATACGGCGTATATGATATGAAAATCGGAGGGGGCTTGCAGAGGGGCGATACAAATTTCATTGCCGCACGCCCAAAAGTTGCAAAAACAACTCACGCCGATAATGTTAGCATCCACGTAGCGGGCAAGTTGGGTGTGCCAGTTTTGCAGCTTGATACCGAGATGAAGAAAACTCGTCACCAGTTAAGAATTGTTTCTAACTTAAGTGGCGTGGAAATGAATGAAATTAAATCTGGAGAATATTATAAACATAAATTTAAAAGAGATAAGGTTAACCAAGCTGTAGCGAAATTGGAGAAGATGCCTTTTCACTATCGGAACATAGCAGGAATGGAATTTAGAGAGGTTATTAGTTATGCGAGAAGATGGCTCATTAAATCTGTTGGTGTAAATATCGATACGGGAAAGCTTCATGATTGCGTAGTAATTCTGGATTATATGAAGCTCTGTGATATGTCCGCTCTCACCAAAGATATTAAAGAAACTCAAGTCTTGGGTTTTATGCTTACAGAACTTATGAACTTAATGCTAAGGTATGACGCAAGTAATTTGAGTTATGTGCAACAAAATAGAGCGGGAGACGATGAAGACGGAACGGATACGGTTGCGGGTTCCGATAGAATTGTGATGTATTGCGGAAGCCTAACGCTTATGCAGAGAAAAACGCCTGCCGAAATAGCCGAAGATGGACCCGAAAACGGTAATCGTAAATTTAAGATCATAGCCACACGAGATGGGGAGCAAATCACTGGTAATGAGTGGATTAATTATAACTTACATGGCGCTACAAATAGATTAAAAGAACTCGGGCTAAGGTCTAAACAACATGAACAGCCCGACGAAACAGACGACAGCGGAGAAATTTCGTTTTGAGGCGCTGGATACATTATTATTAGGGAAATTCTACCCATTACTAGACGAATTGGGCATCAAGTTTCACAATTCATACGGAACAAGAATTAGTTTTGCGTGCCCAGTTCATGGTAGCAGAAAAACAACTTCGTGCTCAATTAACACGCCAAACCACGACTCATTTCCTGGTAGGTGGTGCTGCTGGAGCAACGGAGGCGAATGCGAGACGACTTTTCGTTCAACTCTATTAGGATTAATACGGGGCGTTCTCAGTCACGAGAAATACGGTTGGTCTGCGGGCGGCGACAAAACTATTTCCCTTAATAATGCCATTT